TCACGGCCGCTTTTCCTCATACGAACGCCGATGATCCGCGGGATGGTCCACCTCCGGAAGCTTGAACCATGCCCGCACGGCATTCATTCGCAGCATGGCGTCATGCGTCTTGCCTTCGTTGCATAGTCGAAGTGCGAGGCGAATCTGGCTCCTCATGTACCAAACCTCGCGCGCAACATGTTCGCGCTTGGGCTTGTATGATTCATTGGGCTCGTCCGCGGCGGTACCGAGCACCGCGATTGAACTCCAGTCGCTAGCAAGCTTGTTCAGCTCCGCAATGCAGGCATCATCCGCCTTTGCTTGTCCACCAAGTGCTGCACGCACAATCGAAACTTGTGCAATTCGCATTCTCCTCGTTGCAGACCACTATACGTCGATAGAACGTCCACGCCGTAGGAAGTCACTGAATTCCGTCCTTTAGTGGTGTTTGTACCGCCCAATACCTCAGATGGCGTTCCAGGAGTCTCGCTAGCGATAGCATCCCTCGACCCGAGTGAGAAGGGCGGTTAGAAAGTCCGCCACTTTGGCCCTTTCTGGCAGCAGGGGGCGGTGGTAGAACGCGAGAAGTGCGGGCCACTCGGAGGTGGCCCAGTCGGTGTCCCGCCGTGGGAGAGGCCGTATTGCGAGTTGTAATCGCACCGCTACACGTCAGGATCAGCCGCCATCGCGTTGTCTGACGGGTACGCTCGTCAGTTGCCGAGTGACATCGTCGATCCCGGCACCACGGTTTCGGTCGATGAAATTGAACACCCATCGCACGATGGCCCAGCCCGGTAGACCACAGGCGAAGATCAGGCCGCCCATCGCGCAGAGGCCGATCGGCGCATTCACCCAGTGCTGCAACCCGAAATGCTCGATCACGGCGCCGCCGCCGCCGATGCTCGAGATAACGGTGCTGATCAGACCGACAGCCCATTCGCGCGGTGACCGGGGCGGTGTCATCAACATGACAACCACCGCAGCGAGACCGGCACCGCCGGCCGCCACGGCGGACGCGCCTCCCACGGCTTTGAACGCTGCGGCTCCGGCTGCTCCGCTGCTGGCTGGATCGGTCATTGTTGCCTCCAGGAGATATACGTGAGTGGTTTCAATGCCACTGCCGCACGGCGAGCGGCAGCAACGGGCTCGCACACCAAAGCTACGCCAGCATCGTGGCCCAGAACCGTGCGGCCTCATCCGATGGCGGCGGCGCCTCGGCCTCGGAAACCAAGGCCTCCCGCACCATGGCGGCCGCACGGAATGTGCCTGTGTCCGCCAGCAGCACCTCCCGGGCCAGGGCCGCGACGCGGACCACGACGTCCGATGGCAGAATCGCACCGCTGCCAGACACCAAGGCCTCGCGGGCGATGCCATTGACCCTGAAGGCAGGCGGCCCGGTGAGCAGGGCTTCCCGGGCAAGTTTGGCTGCCCGGATAACGGTCATGACGCGATCTTCATCCCGGAAGTAGCGGCATTGAGGCCCGAGGCCGTCCAGGCCACGCCCGTGTTCGGGTCAGTCGGGAAGAAGCTGCTCCGCCATTCATACGTGGCCCCTGGGCCGATGCCGGTCGTTCCGCCAGAACTGGTGGTACCGCCCGACTTGGCACGGAAGTCGAGCGTCGGTGACCCGCCGGCTTCCCGCCGAATGTTGCCCTTGACGGCGACGGTGTAGATCGTGTCCGGATTGACGGACAGGGACCCAAACGTGAACAGGTCCTCGTCGTTCACGGTGTCGGAGTAGACATAGCTGAGATCGCCGAGGGCCGGGTTGTTCGCCAATTCCAACCAGTTGTGCGCCGCGATGCCGGAAACGTTGCCGTAGAGCAGCCAGCTTGCCTGGCCCCCGGTCATGGCGGGCGCGGTGCCCGGCGCGCCGCTGGCATAGGTGTTGGCGACCTTGTAGCCCGCCGTCCCAGCATCAGCCTGCTGCAGGACAACCGACGTGTCGGTGATGAAGCCGATCCAGCAGGGTGTGCCGGCCGTCAGGGATTGTGGAGTGATGAGCGCGGCGGTCAGGGTCGATCCGGACGTGCAGCCGACGACCTCGGTGCCGGAGGACAGCAGGCTGCCGGGGGCACCGGCGCTGTCCGCGTAGGCGACGGCCTTGAATTTTGCCGTCCCGCTGGTGGCGCCGGGAACGATGGCCAAGCTATTCAGCGTGCAGTCAGCCTTGGGTGTGTATTTGCGCAAGAAGAGCTGGTTGGCGCCCGGGGCATTGGTGGTCGTGACACCCTGATATGCCGCCGCCGCCCCGAGCACCCCGGCCCCGAACAGGAAGGCCGTGGCGCTGTCGGCCGTGGGCACCGTGGTCTCGACCCTGGGATTGGTGAGCAGAACCGCATTGTTCGTGCTCCCGGTGGTGTCGAAGAGGTAGAGATCATCGACGGTAAACACGACCGAGGCGCCGACGACGCGACCGGCGATCAGGGAGAAGCCGGTGGCCCGTGCGTTCGCGGTCGCCTGGGTGTACCCAGTCCCGCTCAGGATCGAGGTGCCATCGAGCCACAGTTGGTAACTGGCGGAATTGCCGAAGGTGATATCCCATTCGAGATAATGTGTCGTGCCGGCGGAGACTGAGGCCCCGCTCGTCCCCAGCACCGTCCCGGTATACGTGCCGTTGGTGACGCTGATGGTCCCGGTGGTGGTATTGACCACGATGGCACACTGGTTCGACGCGCCGTCGAGGAACTGGATCGCGGCCGGGTTGACCAGGGTGGACGAGAACCGGACCCCGCCGATCAGCCTTGTATAGTTGGCTCCGAAGGACTTGGTCAGCGTGAAGGTGCCGCTACCAGCACTGAGGGCCAGAGCGGCCCCGGTGGCACTGAGGCTGGCCACCAGGGCGCAGGAGGCGCTCGAGGCCGAGATCGACGTCCATTCGGTGGCCGTGAGCAGGCTCTGCAACAGCGTGGTGTTGGTGAGACCAGCCGGCCCGTATTTGTCAAAGCCGTCGATGAACAATTCGGCCATAAGGGCTGTTCCTTGTCTCGATAGGGAGGGGCGCTGGATGTCTTGGGCACGGGCGACGCCGCCACGTCCGACGACCGCTGCTGCCGGCACGCGATCACCGGCATGGTGACCGGGGACGGATCCGGCATTCGGCGCGGCGGGCCGCGGTCAGGTCCGGAGGGCGAGGAGCGTAAGGCTCGCGTTTGCGAGGGTGGCGTCCTGCGGAGACGGTGCCGTGAGCCGCAGGATGTCGCCGACCAACAGATCGACCGCGGCCTGCGTCGAAAGGGTGGCCGCGCTGCTGCCCGACGCCATGGTGATGGTCCCGATTGTGGTCGGGGTGCCTTCGCGGATAAAGGCCAGCACGAAGGCGGCATCCACCGTGGCGGGTGTCGCCGCGTATCCGAGCGTCCCGGCGAAGTTGGCCGGGATGGTCAGGTCGATGACCAGCGGGATGTGGATGACCTGCCCGGCCAGCGGCTGTCCGGAGAAGGCAAAGGGGATCGGCACCACCTGTACATCGGCGGGGAGCGCGGCATAGCCCCAGGTTTTGCCATCGACGTAGCCCTTGGAGGCGGCCTCGCCATCGAGGGTCGGGTCGGGCACCAGCACGGAATCCGCGCCGCTGGCATCGACCGTGCCGGTGAAGCTGGGGTCATCCCCAGGCGCCAGCCCGCCCGCGACCAAGTCCGGCAGCGTGACCACGCCGACCTCCCCCAGCACCGAGGTCACGGCGCCGGTTGCATCGACCGCGAGCGTGCGGCAATCCGTGCCGTCGCACAGGATCAGCAGCATCGACTGTGCGGGAACGGTGACGATGGTCCCGGTGGCGCCGCCCACGATGATGTCGTGGGTCGCGTTGCCGTTGTACATCAGGAACAGACGCTTCGTCAGCGGCACCGTCAGCGTGGCGGTGGCGGTTTGGTTGCTCGCCGTAAAGCAGACATACCGCGTGTAATCCGACGCCGAGAGGGTCTTGGCATTTGCCGTGAAGGTGAAACCGAGAACCGCATTCCCCGCCGCCTCCAGGGCAACGATCATGTTGTTGATCGTGATCTCTTTCTGGTTCTGGTTGGAGGCAAGCTCGGTGATACCGAGAATCGGGGTCATCGCCATCAGGCCACCTCCAACAGGTCGATGCGGCCAAACCCACGCCCGACCTCGGCGCTGATCTGGTAGACCGTGACGTGCAGATCGCCTGGAACGGCACCGAAATCCGTCGCGATATCCGTCGCCGAATAGGTCGCCGCGGTCGTGGTGGCACTGAGGGTGCGCAGCACGGTCGTGCCGTCCGGAGCGATGATATCGACCTCGTAGGCCTCGCTGGCTTCGCCGACCGGCACGGTGCCGGTGCTATCCATCAGCCCGCCATTGACGCGCGTGCGTCGTTCCCAGGTCAGGCTGATGTCGCTCCCGGCCAGGGTCGCGGCCACGTGCACTGGCGCCAGAGGCATCTTGTCGCGGCCCTTGAACCTATGCGGCTCGATGATCGCGGTATTCGCAAGGGTGCCGGCGCTGACCGGGCGGAAGTAGCCCTGTCGGTTCAGATGCAACAACGGGACGATCAGCGGGCTCACCGTCAGGGTGGACAGGAATAGGATGCGCTCCCCGGTGGCATGCCCAGCCGCCATGGTGTCAGTGCCGCTGACGCCGCGGTTCAGTCCGTTCAGGGTGAAGCGATTGTCGCCGAGATCGGTGACGCTGAGGAACTGGATGATCTCGATCTCGCCGTTGTCCTTGAACACAGCCGCCGCATTGAAGCCGTTGGCCAGTTGCGTCTCGGTGACGGATTCCAGCGTGTCGCCACCGACCGCGACATGCGCGGTGATGCTGGCGTCGTACAGCGTGTGGAACGTATCGTTGGCGTCTGGCAACGCGGCCTCGAGATAGCCCCAGGCGGCGGCATGCACGCTGACATCCAGCCCATCCCAGGCGGTCAGGTCGTAGGACGATTGCAGCTGCGCCCCATGCCATGCGCCGGTGGCCACATAAGGGGAGGCCGCCCAATAGACCCGCATGCCCTGCAGCCCGATATCGTCGGTCGGGCGCAGCAGCGGCACGTCCAGCAGGAACAACTGGCTCGGCGCGCTGATGGCAATCGACTGTGGCAGGATCCCTGCCGATACTGCGCCGGCGGCGGTCGAGACATACTGCCCGTCGGTCTCGGCCAGCAGCGTGGTCGAGGACGCGTAGTTCGCCCCCAGTTCCACCGCTCCAAGCCGGCCCCGCACGGTGTAGCCGTTGGCCAGTGTCAGTTGTACGGGATCGGCGGGATCGAGATACGCGAAAGCTGGCGGCAGCAGGAACTGGAACGAATGTCGCTCCAGCCAAGCGGAAAAAAGGAGCACCTCCGCCTGCCGTTTTGCTGTGTCGGCGTCCGTCGCCAGCGCAACCTGTAGATCGACCTGATGATCGGTGCGGATTGTCGGCATCGGCGCGCGCACCCGCTGCGCCGCCTGGGTGTTCACCTGGAAATCCTGGTCGACGTCGATGTAGCTAACCGTGACCTTGGCCGGCAGCTCGATCTCCTGCGTGCGTTGCTCGGTGTAGGGTTCCGATGCGGTGCCGGACTGGTCCGGCCGGATCAGGTCGCCCTGCGCGATGTTGGCCACCGTCGCACCGCCGCGCCGCTTGAAGACCAGCTTGTTGTCGGTCTCGACGGCGTCTACCTGGAACAGCGTCGCCAGCGGCCGGATTGCCTCAGCGGCGGAGGTGCGTTGCGAGACCAGGAAGCCGTCGATGGTGATGTCCTCCAGGTCGGTGACATCGTAGTCGGCGGCATCGACATGGATGCCGTCCATCACCCGGGTGACGAACTGCGCCATAGTCGCGGTGGAGGGGCTGACGCGCTGCACCAGCAGTTTGCGCCAGTCGGCATTCGTAGCCGAGGCCACGATGATGGCGTTCGCTTGGTGGCTGAACGCCTGAATGCTCGTCGCGTGCCAGCCGATCGCGGACCAGTCGCTCAGCGTCACCGCGCCCGTGGCGGTATCAACCATCACCAGGGTCTGGTTGAGCAGGATGCCCAGCTTGCCGCCGGAGACCTTGCTGAACATGAACTCCGAGGTGCCGGTCAGCGTCGTCAGGCGGGTCGTCCAGATGACGCCATCGGCCTCGGACCACTTGATCAGCCAGGGCCGCACGGTCGAGCCGGACCAGGCCGGGGCGAGGATGATCAGGGAGTTATCGGTCTCATCATACACCGCGCCAACGCCGGCCGCTGTGGAACTCAGCCAGCCGACGGCGTCCGGATCGACATCGGCGATGTCCAGCGCAAGCTTGTTCTCGCAGCCGGTGTATTGCTCGATGCTGTAACCCAGCAGCCCGACATCGGCGTATTGGCCAGCGGTCAGCTTGTCGACATACAGCACCGGGTCATGGACCGAGCCGCCACCGGCGCCGATCGCCCAGGCTTCGCCCGCACCCTCACCGGGCAGTCCGACGGTCAGCGCCGAGACGCCGCCACCGAAGATATTGGAGCCAGAACTGAATTGCCGTGTTTCGAGGAAGGACTCGGTCTGCGCGTCATAGAAATACACCGTGCTGCGAAGCAACGCGTCATGCACCACCAGGATCGTCTTCAGCCCGGTATCGCCGATGAAGGCCAGCGAGGTCATCCGCCGCAGGGCGCCATGGCTGGCCAGGGCATTCGGCGGCGAAATGGTCGCCGCTTTCAACGTCCAGGCGAACGGGTTGATCTTGTATAGCCAGGTACCGTGGGTGAAATACAGGTTCTGATCGTGCGCGACGTAGAGATGGTCGAATGACGTGATGGTCTCGCTGTCCCAGTCGGGATCGCCCATGATGTTGGACAGCTTGCGTTCGCTGACGATCGCCATCGTTGCCAGGTCGAACTCGACGATGGTGTTCGGGCCGGTACCGAGGACATAGCCGCGCTGGCGCACCGGGTTGATCGCCAAGGTCGTGGTCTTGAAACTGCTGGCGATCGTTGGCCCGGTGCCGTCGGCGATGACGGCATAGTCGAACCGGTCACTGACGGCGAAGGCCAACTCGACCTGGATGTTGGGCAGGCGGTTGCCGTATTCGGCCAGCGGCAGATGGTCGAACACCAGATAGCAGAGGTCCCGGAACGCTGGGACGTTGCCGGCACCCTGGTCCGCCTCGATCAGGCTGTCTGGCAGTTGCGCTTCGTCGCCGGGATAGAACCGGAAGCGCAGACCCTCAGTCTGCATCGAATCCGTGCCGGTGGAGGCGTCATAGATCAGCGTGTTGTTGGCCCAGATGCGGATGACGGCGGCGACCGGGCCTTGGCAGAAGGCGACGGCGAAGGTGCCGGCATAGGTGTAGGTGGTCTGGGTGACAGAGCCGCCACGGGATTTGCCGCCCTTGCCGCCACCGCGCTGGGTGGTGGTGGTCTTGGTCTCCTCGATCGCCTTGGCCCAGATGACGTTGCCGGCCAGACGGGCGTGGCCGACCCCGAACGGGATGACGTTGCCGTAGGTCGAGGTGGAGACTGTGAGATCGCCAAGCCGAGCCCCTTCCTGGCGGACATCGGGGAGGCGCTGCGGGAACAGCAGATTCCCCGCGATATTGCCGACGGAGAAGCCGATGCTGCCGGCGGTGAGCAGGGCCGCGCCGGTGAGACCGGCCGCCCAGCCGATCCCGGCCGCGGCGGCAGCACCGACGCCGGCCAGCGCGAGAACGGCCATGGATCAGCCTTCAATGCTTGGAAGGCGGTACGCCGCGACGATCGGCGCCTGGTCGGTGAGCCGTTCCTCCACCACCTTGCGATGCGCCATGTGGGCATGGATCACATAGGGCACCCCGTATTGGGTGGAGCGGATGCCGGCATGGCAGGGGAACGCCGACTGGCGAAACACCAGCAGATCGCCTTCCTGGGCGTCGAGCGGATTGATACGCACGGCACCGCCGGCGGCGAAATGGCCGAGGAACCGGGTCGGGTCGGGATCGCGGCCGTAGACCGTGCTGTCGTAGTCGGACAAGCCCAGGCCCTGGCAGACCACGACGACCAAGCCGACGCAGTCGACCCCGGCGCGGCTTCGGCACTGGTGCCGCCAGGGCACGCCGAGCCAACCGCGTGCGGCGGCGATGATCTCGGTGCGGGTGACCATATCAGGCTCCGGCGGTGGCGGGGGATTGCAGCAGCCCATCGAGGCCGGGGACGAACGGCTCGCCCCGGAAATTGACGATGTTGGCGAATTTGTCGCGGCAATCAGCGGTGGTCTTCCGGCAGCCGGGATACAGCGTGAGCGTATCGCCGACCGCGATCGGGGCCGGCAGCGGCAGGAACAGCGTCACGGTCGCCGTGGCCGAGGTCCAGGCCTTCACTTCCATCGAGCGGCCGGCATTGGCACCCGCGGTGAAGCTGACGACGCCGTCGACGAACCAACCATCCACCGCACGCGGTTCCGTCACCGCGATAGTGAACGTCCTGGCGTCCGTCACCGACGTCACCGTCGCGGTCTTGCGCCAACCGCCGGTGTCGAGGTCGATGCCGCACTTGGTGTCGCCCAGATCGGCGCGGCAAGCGGGGGTGAACAAATCACCGACCGTCTGTTGCAGCACCTGGCCGAAGCCCATCAACTGGCTCTGGAACACGCCGCTCGGCGTGACCAGCACATCGCCGAGCCGGCCGCGTCGCAGGGCCATGGTGCCCTGCGCCGGGTTGGACCAGTTGACCAGGAAGACCCGCACCTCGGCGCCATCGAACAAACCAGACCGCAGATCGATCTCAGTGATCGAGGCGTCATCGAAAATGCCGTTCACGTCCATGTTGTCGACCGACATGTCGGCATTGGCGGCGATGGCGGTGCGGGTGTAGCCCACGGCGGCGACGTAGGTCTCACTGTCCACCACCAGGTCAACATCGTGGTCGGTGAAACGGAACACGGTCCCGTCGCGGCGGGTGATCTTCCAGCAGGTGCAGATGGTGGTGACCTCGCCGGCGAGATGCGTCTTCAACGCAACACTGACGGTCTTCATCAGACGCGCAGCTCGATCAGCGGGATCTGGCCCCAGGTGAAATTGTCGTAGTCGTCGATCGAGACCTTCATTTGATCGATGTCGAAGCGTACCGGCACGTCGAACTGGCAGGAGGCGGAGATCACCTTCCCGGTGGTGGCACGCAGCGTGGTGCCCAATGTCACCATCCCCGTGGTCACGTTGATGCTGACATCACTGGTAGCGAAACCATCGGCATAGACCACGATGGTGCCGGTGACGGGCTTCTTGATATCGCGGATGAAACTGTTGCCGGCATCACCATAGGTCTTGCGCAACTGGAAGCTGGATGTGGTGCCACCGTCTGTGGTCACAAAGGTTGGGATAGGGTCACCATCAAACGGGAGTTGATAATCGGCCCAGTCCTTGTAGCGGAACCCATAGGCACGGCCGTTGCGGGCATAGAAGAACTTCAGCAGTGCATTCAGTTCGGCCTGGGTCTTCAGCCCATGCGCCACGTCATAGACCGCGCGGGTCTTCTCCCAATTGATATTCCGCCGCTCGTAACCAGAGGCCAATGTCAGGATACTGGTGTTGAACGTCGGCCCGCCGGTAGCACCATAGGAGATGCTGGGCGGGAACTGGACCTCGTGGAACGCCGTCATCCGCGTGCTCCAGTCTTGCGGGTGGCGCGGCCCAGCGCGGCGGCGGCCTGGCCCATGATCTGCGTGCGCGAACGCTGGAAGCTGTCCACGTCGGGCGTGGTGATGTTGAACACGATGGTGGGTGCTGGCGCTTGCGGCTTCTCACCTTGCGCGGTCAGGCCGGTCAGAGTCGCCGCCAGGCGGGTATTCTGGTTGGCGGTCAGCACGCGCTCGCCGCGTTGCAAGATGGCGGCGAACTCATCGGCGCCGAGGCCGGTGTGGAACCGGGGCGCGCCGCTGAAATCATTGGCCGGCACCGTGCGGGTGAAAGTCCAGGGGTCGGTGCCGATCAGGCCGCCGCCGTGCACGCCACCGACAAGAATGCCGGTTGAGGCCGTCAACGCCGACGCACCGAGGCCGGTTGCGGTGGCACCGGTCAGGTTGGCCAGTGTCGTGACGCTGGGGCCGAACATCCCGCCGAACTGACCGAGCAGCCCGAACATCCCCGCACCGCTGCCACCGCCACTGAGCGCGTTGAACACATCGCTGATCGTGGAGCGGTTGCCCCCGAACAGGCTGTTCAACAGCGGGTTCAGCACCGCCAGCTTCAGGAACTGCTGCAGCACCTGCTGCGAGACGGACGTCATGACATTGCGCCAATTCACCGCCGCGCCCTGGCCCGACAGCAGCGACTGGGTGATGGCGTTGCCGATGGTGTCGAAAGACTGGCTGAAGGAATTCGCGATGTCGTCGAGCGCGACCTTCTGCCGATCGAAGGCCAGGGTCTCGCGGGTCAGGGCCTCGACGCTGGCGAGATAGGCCTGGCCGAGGGTACCCTCGATCGGGATCGCCTGTTGCTTCAGTTCCTGTTCGGCGCGCAGGCGGGCCAGCAGCAGCGTGCGGGCTTCGCTGCTCATGCCGAGCGTGGCGGTCTCGGCCTGGATCAGCGTGATCCGGTTGTCATTGGCGGCGGTTTGTTGAACGATCCTGGCATCGGCCTGCGCACGCGACAGTGCGAGATATTGCTCGGTCAGACCCGCCAGCGCCGCTTGGAACTGCGTCGATCCGGCGGGGAACAGCTTCAGCGCCTGTTCGAAGGCCTGGGTGCCGGCGGTGGCGCGGGCGACGGCCTCGTAGCCCTGGCCGTGGGCGACCGCGAGGGTCCGTTGCGCGGTGATCTGCACGGCGAGATCATGCGACAGAACGCGATAGGCGCCGGACTGCTCCGCCAGCACGGCGTTCAGGGCACGGGCGCGCTGTTCCGAACTGGCGGCGTTCTCCGGATGCTGGCGGTCCAACTCGGCGATCTGTTGCAGAGCCTGGGCGATCTTGCGGTCGCCCTCGGTGACGATCGCGGCGGTCCGGGCCTGCGCTTCCAGGCCACGAATGAACTCCTCTTGCGGGCTGACCGCGCGGTAGTATTCGCCACTGAGTGCGGCCAGGCCCTTGGTGAAACGGTCGATGTCGGCCTGGTTGCCGGCCAGCGTCGCGGCTTCCAGGCCAGCTTCCAGACTCTCGCGCTGGGCGGCGATGCGGGCCCGGGCGTCGGCGATCAGGTTCAGGCTGGTGACCAGCTTGCGGGCATCGGCCATGGCGTCGGTGTTGGCGATGCCCTCGGCGTTCGGGGTTCCGGTGCCCGGCGGGATCGGTGGCACCGGCAGGTCGGGTGCCGACGGCGTGGATGGGCCATCGGCCAGCAGCCCGGTACCACCATAGCCGGACATCACGCGCCGTGCCTGGTCCTGCGCATCCTGCGAGGGTGAGACAGCGCCGCCGCCGGCCAGAACGCGGTCGATCCGTGCCTCGCCATCGTGGTAGGCGAGGATCGCCAGCGACACGTCGCCGTATTTGCGCAGCAGATGGGCGAACAGCGTGGCTCCGGCGACGACGTTCTGTGTTGGGTCGGTGACGTCGGTCAGGCCGAGGGATGGATTAAGCCGAGCGATACCGGAAAACGTGTCCGGCTTGACCTGCATCGGGCCGACGGCGCCCGCGCTGCTGGTCCGCCAGGTGCCGGTCGTGGGATCGAACACACCCTCGCTGGCTTGCAGCCGGGCCAACAGGAGCGGGTCGAGGCCGTTGCTGGTAGCGGCGGATTGCAGCGTGGCGGCGATACTTGGATGGGTCGGCGGCAGCGCGGATGCAGAGCCGCCAGCGCTGGTCAGCAGGTTGAACGCCATGCGCGTCGGGTCATGCGCGTTGATCCAGGTGATCGCGTCCTTCAGCGACTGCGGCACGATGTCGGCGAAGGCTTGCTTCAGTGCAATCACCGCCTCGATCAGCCCGCGAATGGCATTGAGGGCGTCAGCGGCGGCCTGGACGATGGGTGTGCCGAGTTCCGCAGCGAAGGACTGTCCGCTCTGACCGGTGCGGGTGAACACCAGTTCCAGGTCACGGACAGCCTTTTGGAATGGTGTCAGGTTCTCCGCCGCGCCGGCGGTCGAGACGCGCATCGCGTTCAGGAACGTCGAGAAAGTCCCCGCCTTGTCACCGGCCTGCTGTTGTAGCCGAGCGGCGTCCGCCAGTTGCTGGTTGAAGCCCTTCAGGCGGCGGTCGGTCATGTCCTGGATGACGGCGGCCGGATCGCCCATCGCCTTGGCCAGCAACCGTGCTGCATCGGGCAGCGTCTCACCCAGCGTGATGCGCACGTCCTCGGCCGTGCGGACCAGGGCTTCCAGCTGGATCTGCGTACCCTGGAATTGAGGGGCGGCGGCGATCAGGCCGGTCGCGGCGCGGGCGTCCGACGTGCCGATGCTGGTCGTGGCCGCGAGGTGCTTGGCAGCGGCCTCGGCAGTGGAGGCCATCGCGGCGTAGTCGGTGCGCGTGCCGCGTAGGTTGTTCTGCAGTGCCTCCATCCGACGGGCAGATGTTTCGGCGGCAATACCCAATGCGGTCAACGCACCGACAGCCAGCACCGCGCCCGCGATATAGGGGTTGATCGCTCCGACTGCGCTGCGGATCCCGGCGGCGAACGAGCCGAATCCCACACCCTGCGCGGCGGCGACCTGTGCCACCTGCGCACCCTGCTGGATGAAGATCGTCATGACCGGCGCACCGGACGACAGTTGCGAGAACACGTCAAAGGACTGGATGCCCAGGCTTCGCATCGCCAGCGACGCCTTGTCGGCGGAGCCGGCCATGCCCCTGGCGGCGACGCCGGTTCCGTCGAAGCGCTGCTGCGCCAGCAGCATCAGGCGGTTGACTTCCTCCTGGGTGGCGCGGCCGGTCTCGACTGAGCGGGTCAGCACCTCCTGCGTGCGAGCAAACTGTTGCGCGGCAGCGTAGGTCGGATCGATCTGGCGCTTCAGCCGTTCGAAGGCGCCGCCATTGTCGACCAGGGCGCGGGTGGTGCGCGTCTGCGTTTGCACCACAGTCTCGCCGGAGGCTGCGAGCTTCTGGTTTGCCGCGACGATCTGTTCTGCCCCGGCCTTATATCCGGACGGGTCCAGGCTGGAGCGGATGACGGTGATCTGCTCGGCGGTCAGGGGCATGGTGCGGACCTCGGCATGGTCTTGACGATGTCAGCTCAGGGAACGTCCGGCGCGGGAATGTCATCGGCATGATGTGCCACGAAGCGCAGTTCCCACGCGGCTCGCGGCCGCGATCCATCGCATGACGACAACCGCTGCATTCGACCCACTGCGGACTCTCGGAGCGCTCATCGCAGCCTCCTGGTTGTGTCGACCATTCCGCACCGGGGTTGTCGCGCGTCCAGCTCCGCGGTTATCGTTCACCCACGGTGCCCGGATGGGCACGGCATATGGGAAATGTCGGCCGATAGCGTTGCCGCGCAGGGCATGTCTGGCTCGCCGGCAAAGCAAGGGGTGACCAGCATGCGCGACCCGCGGGCCTTGATCAGCACCAGCGAACTCTCAACCCAGCTCGGTGACCCGTCGCTGCGCGTCTATGACTGTACCACCGCCACAGTGCCCCCGCCGCCGGGCAGCGACGTGCCCTATGTCGCGGTGCCCGGGCTGCCGGCGTTCGAGGCGGCGCACATTCCCGGTGCGGACTTCCTCGACATCCAGGGCGAATTTTCCGACCAATCGACCAAGCTGCGCTTCATGATGCCGCCGATCCCGCAGCTG